CCGCACAAATTGCATCAGTGTATATGGCATTGAGCACAGAATTAATGAACGTTGTCAGACGCCAGCCTGAAAGTAATGTCCCTTCAGTCCTGTACTGTGTCCTGGTCCCCACATTGTCATTTATGATCTGGGTTTGGATTGATTCAGCTGTCCAGTTCAAAGCTTCTAATTGCTCCGGGGATAGACTCTGGCCGAATACGTCACCGTAAGCCATGACTACTGCCGCCATGTTTGCACTTGAGTGCTGACTGTTGAAATCTTCAAAGTCTAAGCAGTATGGCAATCTATTCTTCAACACTCCAGTTACCCTGTTGATCACGTTAACGTCGTTTGCATATTTGCCAACGGGGAATCTGTGTGGTAGCACATTTTCACAATTGTAGAACGCGAAATTTGCAACAATGTAACTGGTGACGTCAGTGCCGTATATGGCCCTCTGTTTACCCCACTCATATTTCGTGGATGCCCAGGCATGTATAGCTGGCTTTCTATCCAGGAAGTGCCTAGAGTCGAACGAAGGCATGTTTGCGATGGCTATGAATTTGTTTTTGAGGTTACGGTCTGTTTTGATGACATACCGGTCGTCCTCCATGTACTGTGAGTGTATGCTTCCCGAAGCACTCCACTGCCATCTTGATGCCCAATACTCTCGCCAGCTAAATTTTGCCGGTTTCCTACCGATTGAAGCTGCTCTTGTGAATATCGCCTGGGCTGCACGTCTGACATCGCCTGGTTGTATTTGGGCTAAATTAGCTTGCTGGCGATTCTTCTTTTCACCGTCCCAGTCGACGCCACCCTCTATCCTGTTGATTAGCACGTCAAGCTCAAATACTTCCCTGAGATCAACATCGACTAGATTCTGCAAAGACTTTGCCTCTACTGACAGTGACTTAGCCACTTTGGTGTATGTTGCTGTATCAGGGCAGTTAAAAAGGCCCATAGCTTTGACGCCTTGAAATGCTTCCTCTGATATAGCGCATGTCCAGGCTATCATGCCCGATGCCATTGGTAATGTAGCGTCTTTAGGCAGCTGCAGTGCATATTCAATGCGCTTCTTACGATCTGAAGGTATAGCCTTTGCAACCTCACCCGGCGTGAAATGTATGTGATGTGCCGATGTAATCTTTGACACTGGTAATAAGTCTGCTTCAGCAACTGTCAATTTTATACCGTATCCCGTTGCTTCGGAGCGAGGTCTGTACAACATAGCCGTACTCCTAGGATCATTGTATGCAATTGAGCCGTATAGCCCGTTGAAGTGCCTGGTCATTATTGCTAACACTTCGACATTCTTTGTGACCAAGTACTGGTCGACGTACGCATACCAGTAACATCCGTCCACGCCTTGTATCATTCTCCCACGTAATAAGGTTCCGAATATCACGCAGTTGGTGTCGCCCTCCGATGGTGGGTGATCTGAAGCCCCGATCAGAACCA